CATCCCCTTACCTGCGAAGTTCTTTCGCATCGGTTTGCCATCTGGGTGCTGTCCTGCGTGGGTGTTGTAACTTGTCTGCACCCACTCTCCACCGATTTTCTGAACGAAAGCCTCATCGGCTACAATCACCTCTGTGACGATGCCATCCTCTATTTTTGCGTAATGCGCCATAGTATCTCCTTGTTATATGTAATATTCAATGTAAGCGTATCCAGAACCACCGTTCGCTGTTCCTGGTCCGGGTGGGGGGCCGGAGTACAAAGTACCCTGCGCTCCTCCTGCGCCAATCGTCACGGTCACGGTCTCTGCGGGAGTGAGGTCAACACCAACAACCTTTACTGAGGCTGTGGTAGACCCAACAGCAAAACCGTTAAATTTGCCAATCGTAGCACTTTCACCTGTGTTCGCCTGACCCGATAGGCACTTAAAGTAGTACCCTGCATCGTACCCCGCCATCGCAGCACCGCCTGCCGAGGTCACTGTAGTGGCGGTGCAAGCTACGCTCGTATCCCCACCAGCGGTTGCGTCGTTAGGTGTACCAGCACCTCCACCACCACCAGAGATGACATATACTATACCGTAGGTGACACCTGCGGGTACGTCCCAAGTGCCGGACGAGGGGAATGCTTCTATTTTTTTCTGTTTCATTTGGCTGATTTCTACGATTTCTCCAGAACTATTCTTCACATACAGTTTACCGTCCGCAGTGTTGACCGCAAGTTCAGCGCCTCCAGCACTGTTGGTCAAATCACCGGCGTCTGGCACATGGCCTGCGGTATCGTTTTTCTTTACAAGAATGGTGCTCATTCGTAAGTGCCTCCCGAAATGGTTGTTATTTCCACATTAGCCACGGCGGTTGTTACAAACGCGGTGGTCGCAATTTTAGTTGTGTTATCCCCTGTTGTCGCAGTCGGTGCGGTCGGTGACCCCGTCAACGCGGGTGACGCATCAAAAACAAACCTTCCCAACCCTGTAGCCCCTGTTGAAGTCACGCCTTCAATCGTCGGGTGGCCTGTAATCGTTGGAGCCGCGTCAAAAACCAATTTACCCGTACCGGTTGCACCTGTTGAAGTCACACCCTCAATCGTCGGATGGCCTGTAATCGTCGGAGACGCGTCAAATACCAGTTTACCCGTACCGGTCGCACCTGTTGAGGTCACGCCTTCAATCGTCTGGTGCCCCGTAAATGTGTTCGACGCATCAGTGCGTGCGAGTGTTGCGCTTGTCGTTGGGAACGTCATTGTCGTTCCGTCCGTGCCTGCAAGCGTCACCGACGAGTCCACAGTCAGTGTTTTTCCGTCTGCTATGGTCAGCGTTGCCCCTGTAGCAGGTGCGGTAACCGCAACTTTGTTCACACTGGTGGCCGAAGCCGCTCCGAGGATGGGCGCTACAAGCGTCGGGGTCGTGGCAAGCACATTATTCCCGGAACCTGTGTTTGGTACAGATACAAGCCTTTTTGATGCATCCGTCGCTACAGCCTGCGATGCCGTCAACGCGGTTGCCGTAATATTTCCTTCAAACTGCGATGTTTCTTCTACAAGAAGAGTTTTTGCGTTGAGCTGCGTACCACCTTCAAGTCTCTGCCATGCAGTTGTACCAAATACCGCCCAATCGCCTACGCCCCAGCTTGTAATTCCATCAAGATCCGTGTCCCCCGCAACGCTGACCACATAATATGCGCCTGTTGCGCCTACCCCAGACACAAGCACAGGGTCGTTGGTGCTGGCGTTCCATGCACCCATGTAGTTGACAGCACTCGCGGATGTCGTTGAAAAGGTTGATACTTTAAGCATAGGTACCTCCATTTATTGTTCCGGAGATACTCAAGGGTATTTTCTCCCATGCCGTGGAACCAAACACTGCCCAGTCACCCACTTCCCACGAGTCTATGCCATCCAGTTCTGTTTCGCCCGGCACATCAACCACATAGTAGTCGCCTGTAGTGCCAATGCTTGATACAAGCTCAGGGTCGTTTGTGTCCGCATCCCATGTGCCCTTATAAATGAGGTTGCCTTGCGAAAACGCGGGGGCTACACCGTCCTGCGTGTACACGAGAGTATCATCCGCGTCTCTCAACATGACCGTGTACAGGTTGTTCAGCCAGTAGACATTGGCCTCTCCTCGTGAATCCAGAACAACCGGGTTTGCATTGGCTGTCGTCCCGGTCCAATCAGTATATGTGGCCTGCGGGTTGGTGGTCCCGCTGTAATATGTGTACAGTTTTCCCCCCGCAAGCGGTTCACCGTTCGCATCGAAGTACTGTTGCTTCGCTGATGGGCATAAAAATACGGACATTAAGCTAAAAATTTGAGCTTGTACAACGTTGAAAGATACAGCGCGATGATGGAATCAATAACGTTCTGTATTGGTGTATCCGTTTTGTCACATACAATATACCTTTCTTTTTCAATTTCCTCAACCTGATTTTCGAGAAACTCAACAATATTACCTGTTTTTTTGATAGTCAGAAGAGGAATCTGCCCGATAAGCCCTTTTTTACCCATGTACGCTTCGGCAAATTCGTCCGCCAGGTCAACAATATCCTCGTAAAAAGTCTTGAGCGCCTTGTGCTTTGCGTAACTTCTGGTGTTCAGATGCACAGAATGGGCTACATCACGGGCAAGAAAAAGTTTGCCCACAAATTCAGCTGCTTTCATGGTAACGGTGCGATAAGGTTTGCAGATACTCTACTGCGGCCGCGGTATTCGTGACGGCCTGCGTACCTGTGTCGTAAAAAGCGCCATACGCTTTCCCGAAAAGGTCTATCGTTGATCTAAGCATTTGGTGGCATCATTTGCTGTTCTTCGGCCATCTGTTCCTGTGGAGGCATCATCTGCTCCTGTGGAGGCATCATCTGCTCCTGTGGAGGCATCATCTGTTCCTGTGGAGGCATCATCTGTTCCTGTGGCATATCCTGTGGGGGCATCATCTGCTCCTGCACCATATCGCCTCTATCCTGCGTTGGCATCTCGGTCACAAGGTCGCCGCTTGTTATCATCCCGTGTACAGTGCCAAGCACGATGTCCTGTATCTGGTCCGGGCTCATTCCCGCCTGCACCGCGCTGATACGCTGGGTCTCCGCCTGGTACGCTTTGACCTGCGCCTCAAAGTCCTTACGATGCTGCTCCTGCACCTCAATGGACTTCGCAGCGTTTTGAAGCATCTGGTGGAGCTGGTCAAGTTCTTTGCCCATAGCCTGCATCTGCTGCTCCGCCTGCTGGAGCTGTGGCGATTTGTCCTCTTCCGCGAGCAGTTTCGGGTCAATGGCTTTTGCAAAACGGGCCGCCATCTGCTGCGCCCCGGGCCAGTCCATATTCTTGATGAACAAATCCCCTGCTACCTGCCAGAGCTGTGGGTTTGATTGAAGCAGAAGGCTCATGGCGTCAAGTGCTTCCTGCCTCTTGGTCATATAGTTCGGACCTGTAGTGACCACAACATCATACTTACCGACCGAGGGGTTGTAAATGCGCTCAATAACGACACCCGTCTCATCAACAACCTCTTTCACAGGTTCCTGCTGGTTCGGATTGATTTTAGCCATTTTCACTTCGCCGTCAAGCCCAACAATACGGGCAATTCGCTCGGTGTCGTAAATCTTCGGGATGGCGTCCACCAACTGGCGGGTAACGTGACGCACGGCCCGTGCGAGATTATCAATGAAATGGTATGTCCCGGTGTCGCCCTGTTTTTCTCTCGCAAGAATGGCCTTTCCAGACCTCTCATTGGATGTTGCGCCCAAACTGGCGTCATACTGCCCTGTAGTCGATTTAATGTCCTCAGATGCCCCCATCTTCGCCTGAATGAGTCCTGTCTGTGCAAGAGGAGGTGCGGCACGCTGTGGAAGTGGTAAAATGCTTCCGTTTCCGTCCGTTACATCTGGATTGATTTCAAGGTACGGCCAGTTGTTGACATTTGCTGTTTTCCACTGGTTCTCATACCCCTCAAACTGTCCACCGTACCCAATAAATGGTGCTTTAGGCGCCAGTGCGAGCATTTCGGCTTCCTGCGACACCCAGTAATTGTACATCCGCTGGGCGTCCTTTGCGTTACGTACAAGCCCCGAAACGAACACATTCCCGTCTACCTCGAATTCATTACCCACAACACGGACAACCGGTATCCACTGCCCAACCCATTCCGACTGCTCGAGGACTTCGTACCCGTTTGTTTTCACCCACATGACCTTTTTCACATCCGTCGGACGGGACTTTATAGGTCGTAGGCCCATCAACTTCAGCTCTTCGTCTTCGGGTGAGCCGGCAAACACCGACATATTGCCCGGGTAAAGGTTCAGCACCTTTTTGTCGTATTCGTAGTAGAAATACTCCGCTATACGGATAGTCTGCTCGGTAATCCACTGGCTGATTGACGCATCCCCCGTCCCGTTCGCCATCAGTGAACTGATCGGCGTAGCATCCGGCCACATGCGTTCGTACTCATCCTTGGAAATATCTTCCGTGATGAAGCACCACCGGGCATCCGCCCCGCACGGGTCCTGAATCATCGGGTCCATATACACCGAGAAGCTGTTCCGTATACGCCCGATGCGCAAGTCCTGGTCAAAGGAATCATCCCCGCAGTACTCAGTCAACAGCCGTACATATCCTTCGCCGTATACCACCTGGTTGTCGCACGCAGTGTCGTACGCCACATCCGCGTCGGACATATACTCTATGTGCTTGATGAGACCGTCAAAAATCTGTGCCACCTTTACATCCGCCTTGTCGTCAGCAGGGATGACCTTGCCGGAGGGCCTGTTCTGCCTCTGCTCGTTGGTCACCTGCCGGACGTGCTGTGGTAACTTGTTGATGGTCAGACATGGCCGTGCGTTGAGGGTTTGCCCCTGCAACGACCCGCGGGATGAAATCACATCAGCAGGCCACTGGTACTGATTGTCAGGGTCGCCTGCGAAGAACCGGAGGTCGTCCAGCTCGTTCTGCCTCGACGGGCTGTATGAACCAAGTGCGGCGGTGAACCTTGACCGCATAGCGGAAAGCATCTCTTCCTGCGGTTTCGTCTGTTTTGCCATCTATGCTCCTAACCAGGATGTAGTTGTTGCAGTGCTGTTTTGTGGATAATAAGTCTTTTTTCGCTCAATTCCTTGCCTTGATTCACGATGCCCGAGCGGAAATGCCAGACTGAGCGCAATCGCGTCCGCGCTGTCGGGGGAGGACAACCCTCTTTTTTTCATATCCTTTTTGCTCTCAAGCTGCATAGCCCCCATCGAATCATACTTCACCATCGGTGAGGAAAGGTCTCCTTTCAACCACTTGTCCTGCGGCAAAGACCCGGTCTTCAGCCACTCGCGCATTTCACCCCATATCTCCGCGCGCTTGTTGACATACATCTTCCTGTTGCGCGATGAAGCCCCGAAGTTGACACCCTTTATCTTATACCGCTGCTCCTTGAGTCTGTCCACCACCCCCGCGCCGAGGCCCCCTTCATCAATAGCCACAATCGCCGGGCGAAACTCCTCGATGGCGTCAATTACTCTGCCGACCACCTCCATCGTATCTTCCCCCCTGTGGCGTCGTATCTCAAGAATATTGCGCCCCTGCCTAATAGCTATGACCGTACTGTCCGACCCAAACCGGGCGGGGTCAACCCCGATGGCAATAGGTGCGGTCGGATCCAGCTCCACATCTCTTTTCATCGCATCCTCAACCATCCGCGGTGAAATGAACAGTTCATCCCCCGCGTCGGGAAACTGCCCGTACACCTCAACGTTCGCCTGGTAACTGTCGGGGCCGAACTCCGCGATGATAGACTCGTAAAACGCACTGTCCGTACCCTCCACCGTGCGGGCGTCGATGTTGTCCGTGCGCCAGAAATCCCGTTTCGCGTTGAAACACTCGTAGAAATACCCACTGTTGCGCCTCGGGTTCGAGAACGCCATCCAGAACCTGTTGGGTGTGTCCTCCGTAAAGAAGCCCTGCGCTACTGACCAGATACTGTCGGGTATACCGCTCGATTCATCAAATATAAGCATCACGCCTGCGAAGTTGTGAATACCCGCGTAAGCGTCCGGGTTCTCTTCACTCCACAACTTACCCTCCACGCCCCAGTACCGTGTGCCCATCTTCAAGTCCCGTTCCACCAGTTCAGTCACCCACTTCGCAGGAATGACCCTTGTCGCGCTGATTTCAAACCAGTGGCTGTTCATCGCCATACTGAGCCACTTGGTTATCTCCGCCCAAGTCACGCCGCGGAGCTGGTTTTCACTGTTCGCCGACACGATGCAGGTCGAACCAATGCGTGTCGAGACAAACCACACCACGAGCCAGCTCACCAGTGCCGACTTCCCGATGCCACGACCAGACGCCACGGCCATCCTCAACACCTCGAACAGGCTCGTTTTCGCCCCGTTCTTCCGGATATGCTCCGCTACATCCCTCAACACCTTGCGCTGCCATTTTCTCGGCCCTGTGAAATGCTCCAGCGGCGTGCCTTTTTTCCCCCACGGAAAGTTGTACATCACGAACGCGTGCGGATCGTTCTTGAGCTGAGGCGACCAAAGATGGCTCATCAACAGCTGCTCGTCCTTCGCACTGTAAATGGGAGTCTGCATCAGCGGGCGGCGCCTATCGTTTTGTGAAAGTCCAAACTCTGCATCTTCTTCACATGCTCAAGCCTTTTTATCTTCTCGTCCGTTGTCTCCACCACCTCAAACCCCGCCTCCTGCACCCGCGAGTTTGCGTCGTTCAAGGCCTCCGTGATGCTTATGCGTTGGTCAACCTCCAGATTGATTTGCTGCTTGGCCACCCATCCGTGCGTATGCTTGAGCAAATCAAGCGCCACTTTCACATCGCCCGCTTCAGCCGCGGTGTGCAACGTCCTTGACAACATCGCCTCTGTGTCCGCATACCCGCGCAACGCTATCTGCTCCACCGCGGGGTCAAACTGACACAGCTGCCGATACTCCACGGGCAATACGCCAGAGGCAATGGCGAGATTATCACCCTTCAGTCCGAGCCGGGCGTTGTCGTAAATCTTCGTGAGCAGCTCGTCCGTTGCTTTGAGCTTTCGTGGCTCGTATATCAGGGAGTGTATCATACCACAATATAAAAAAAATTTTTAACTGAAAGGCTTTTATTTTTGTCGGTTAAAAAATTGTTATATGAATGCTTGTTTTAAAAAAATTTAACATAGACGCTTCATTTTAAAAAAATT